CACTTCCAACAGTACGATACTCTATCTTCATTTTAACACTAACAGGGTCAGAACCGCCCTGTTTATTTACTTCGTAAAGACCGTTAGGCGCAGAAAAAACCAATCCAATTTTATCAACACTATTTCCATCAGTTTGAAGAATGTTCGGCGCGTCATGCGTCATTTTATATTGAATGCTACGTTGTTGAACAATCTGACCAAAGCCCTCAATGGGTTCATCGTCAAGTGTCCCTAAACGAGTAAAAGACTTAACACCTCTGTAATTTCCAACAGGTTGGTCATCAATTCTGATGTCAGTGATGGAGTCAAGTTTTCCATCATGTATGCCTAAAAGCATACTCAGATATTCTTTCCCATCATCCATCACTTCAGTGAATTGATTTATTTTTTGACCGCTTATTTTGTGCTTACCAAAGATGATGGGAATTGGAGTGCCTTCAGTTTCTGTCGGAATCATCTCACCCCAAGAGTATGTTGGAGATTCGTTGATCCCACTACCAACATTTGAGTTGACTTCCTGATCGGGGGAAATCATCGAAGCCAATGTGTTGATTCCAAAACCAATGACAAACGTAGTTGCCAAATATACAGCACTGTACGCCAACGCAGCAGCAGCAGCACCAGCACCAGCAGCGGATAATGTCCCTGCCACGAACGCGGCCGCAGCAGAGGCTTCGTACTCCGGCACAATGGAAATCACTGCCCCCGGCTCAGGAACACTGTCCCGCCAATCATCAGTCGTAGATTTCCCATCAATAGACGCCAGCAGCTTCACATCACTGATAGAGGCTATCTCTGGAATATACCCGCGCAGCTTACGTCCAGGAACATACTCGAACTCCAAAAGATACCTATCATTCGTATCAACAGGATTTCGAGCAACAACGATTTTTACTTTATTCTCCAACATATCTTGCAAACCCCTCAATTCGTTGTTTCCATCTAGGACAAATGAGTCTTCCAACACTAACATGACCAATGCTTGTGTGAAGGAATTTCCCATACCCAATGTATACACCTAGATGGTTCACTTTATCCGAATAATTGCCCCTCAGCGTCACAACGCAAGGAACTTCCGGTTTTTTCAACATTTCCCAACTTGGGGAATTCTTTTGCTCATTTACGATATTGTTGATTTCAACACACAGCGTTGAACTGATGCTCTTAATGTCAGGGAGAGGCATATTAAACCTACGATACACCTCTTTCACAAGACCCCAACAGTTGTAGCAATCAGGACCATCACCATATTCGCAAAAAGGCTTGTCGATTAAGTCACTGTAATAAATCATCACAAAGTCCTAAGCGTAATATCCTAAACGACCAATTCCGGGATGCCCACCAAAACGCCTTTGATTTCCTAATTCCTTGCATCTTTCAAATGTTCTATCACATTCAGTTTCCGGTCCATCATAACCACACCTTGCACCACCAAAAACCTTATACCGACAGTGATTTTTCAAATAACGATCACTCGGTGAACGATAATTAGTGAAGTTTTCAGCACCAAGTGTGAAAGTCACTGTGCCTTTATGGTCCATTGATGTGCTGATAATCTCAAAAGTTTCTTCCAACTCAGGAATGCCTGAATCGAGGTTATCAGTATGAATGTGAATCATAGTGATTATGGCACCAGTTCCACCGTCATACTCATCTACTGTTGGAATTAGTTTCCGTTGAATGTCTACCACATTCAAATCAACTGATGGAATTTCACCGTCTTTAGATTCATTCAATTCGCCAATACTAAATTGGCAACCAAGCCAAGTCTTACCATCCCATTCAATATCTTCATTGTTCCAACACACACGAATCGGTTGATCTTCATCAGGATACGCAATTTCCAACAGAATCAACCACGCCCCATTGGAAATCAATCTATTTTTAGCATAAATTGCTTCTGTTGAAATGTTTAATGGCATCTACACTTCCTCCAAATTCACTTTCGCTTGCCAAAATCCAGGAATGCCCCTGCTCATATTTCTCTTATGGACGATGTTGAATTCATGTGAATCTTCTTCAAACACGACATTATAAATTTTACCATCATTTGGGTTTGCCCAAGTTATGATGTTACTAAAATTTTGTTTGATGAATTCTTCCAAGATTTCTTTTTCATCAGTAATCAACGTATTATGTGATTTACTCCAAACAAGTTCAAACTTCTTCTTAGTCCTAGTGAACTTTTTGGTTATTTGAACGTATGCTGCCTCTGGCTTCGTTTTAAATCTATTAGTCAGCAGCATCTCATTCACTTCTGCTGGTTCTTTTATTGAAGTCGGCCAGTCAACCATCACAAAACTCCTTTAATATTTGCCAAGGGCACCCTTCAGATTTTTACCGAATTTGCCCTCATTTCTATTAGCTGCATCCAGTATGACATTCATCACCCACTTCCGTCCATCAAAAGTTGGCTCAGACTTCCGTGCATTAGCTTCAGTTCCAGTTTTATTAATGACATTAACTTCTAAGTCTAAATGCTGGCTACCTGTGCTGTTAACCCCAAGTTCTCCCTTAGAATTGCGAGACAATGGCATGATGGCTTCAGGTCCATCTTCACCCATCAAACCCGTGCCATTTTTCATAGGGAATACTGTGGGAGAATTAACAACACCACCCTTTTCAAACTTTTCCATCACTTTTCCATCATTAAAAGCATTCCCCTTTGCATTGCCAAGTAAAGAGCCAAATAAACCACCACCGCCACCTGCGCCCCCGCTGATTCCACCAAGAAGCATTCCAGCGAAATTCCGAACAACAGAACTAGCCAGCATGTCGGACATTTCTTTAAGTATATTCCTTCCAAAATCTTTAAAAGCTTCTGATGCATTTTTTGTCCCCATGATTACATCAGAAAGTGCATTGCCTAGCGAATCTTGGATGGAATTGGCTATGTGCTGTGTTCCTTCTACAATTTTCTCCCCATCAGATTTCAACGTGTCTTTATAGTTCTGAAGCCCTAATTTCATTTGTTCCCAAACAGAGCCATTTTGTGCAATGGATTCACGTGTCAGTTCATCAATAATGGCTTTACGTTCAGCCGCTTGTTGGCGAGTAAATGTCGTCTTTTCATGTTCCAACTTTCTGAATTCAACAGACTCTTCATCATATTTTTTCTTCGCCCAAGCCAACTTTTTATCATAAAGCGCGAGCATTTCATCAGTGTACTGCTCTTGGATGGCTTTACGCTCGTTTAAATGCTGAAGCATGGATTGAGTTTGACGAAAAGCAAGTTCACCATCCTGCATATATGCTTGACTATGGTCACTGCGCTGATTCGCCGCACTTGCTGCGTTTTTCCTGGCATTGACTAACTGCTCTTCAGCATCAATGAGTGCCTTCGTTTTGGATAAAGCTGCGGTGTACCGTTTATCTTCAGCAGAACCCAAAGCCAACAGAGCTTGCTCTTGCTCATACTTAGCTTGTTTGTATTCATCAGATTCTTTGCTATACAAACTCAGCATTTTCTGAGTGACAGCTTCTCTTTGCTCAAGAACACGTTCCTGTTGATTTACCTCAATCTGCGCCTTTTCCTTTGCTGCTTCTTCAACAGTTTTCTTACCAACTGTCTCAGCGTGTTCAATAGCAGCAATCTTTTTATCAGCTTCTAATTCCACCTGCTGAATAATTTCTTCAGAGCGTTCTATGAAATTCTCAGCAGTTTTATCAGTTAAATCGCGTTCTTTCTCTTCATACTTCTCCTGCTGCTCTGACGCCTTTTTCAGCATTTGCTGACGTTCTTCGTAAGTATCAGCCTTTTCAGCCAAGTCTTTGTACATGGCTATACGACTGGCGATATTCTCTTTCTCAATCCTCAGTTCTTCAACACTTCCCTCTTTCACTTTGCTCAATCTTTGAGCAAGAGAAATGTCTAATTGAGCACTGAACTGTTTAGCCAATTTCTTGGATTCGTTTGATGCCGTGGTTTCTTTCAAACTATCAAGATATTCTTGAACACGGGCATTTCGTTCAGCACGAACAAGGCTTGTAATCTCTTTTTCAGTTTTATCAGTGTTCTCAATCAACCATTTGTGATAATCACGAAGATTGTCCTCAATGGATTCCAGTTCACCAGTCAGCTTAAACCTATCAACAAAACTCAACTCAGAAATGCGGTTCTGAATGCCCTCAGACAGCTTGCCGACCTTTTTCTCCAGTTGAACCCTGGCTTTTTCAGCAGCTTCAGAAATAGCGTCTACAATTCCAAGAGCCACTTCACGTATCTTTTTAGCATCCTTCTCAGAGAAACCAGATTCTTCGAAGAAGTCATTCAGGTAACTGTTGAAATCAGAATCCGTTTCAGCACCAGACATTTTTGCTAATTTCACAAGGCTGTTGGCAAGTGAGTTTACGCGTTCCTCTTTTTTCTCCAGCAACTCATTATCTTTCTCAGACACATCAGTGTTAAAAAGAGAGAAATCACTGGAAAAAAGCAAATTATATGATTTAGCAGTATACTGAAGCTGAACATTCAAGTTTTTAATGCTTTCTACCATGCTATCTACGCCCTCTTGCATCCTATGAGATGCAAAATCGCGCATAGCTTTGCTCAACTTTTCAACACTGGAGTAAGATTCCAGCACCTCACCTGTGTATTCTTCAAAAGACTTGGCTAATTTGCTGTTAGCACTTTTAAACCGTTCAACTGAATCTTCATACTCATCACGGCTCTCTTCCATAGAAGAAGCTAGGGATTCACCCCAACTTCTCGCCGCATTTGCCGCTGCTGTTTCTTCTTCAGCAAATTTGGCAGCAGCATCACTGGCCTTTCTCATGGCACTGTCAGTCTGGTACATGACTACAGCCAAACCAGTTAATGCAGCAGTCGCCATTCCAACAGGACCAGTCAACAAAGTCCAAAATCTGGCTATCATCGGGGCAGCTTTAATAGCGGCCATGCGAATTCCAGCAATAGCACTACTGATGGTGAACATCGCTGTTGCTGTAGCCAGTAATTGTGGAACTACAGGAAAAGTTTTAAGAAAATCCTCAGTAGCCACAGCAGCGGCACGAAGAACATCCACAATATTCTTGATTGCTCCTGTGATTCCTGCCTCACCAAGTGCAATGGCTACATTTTTCGCTCTGTCAGCTAAGTTTTTGAGTTTGAGTGATAAACCTTCCTGCTGCAAAGCGGCCATATCTGCCGCAGAACCCAATTCCTTGGTTTTCTCAATAGCTTTAGAAATTGGTCCATTTTCTGCTGAATTCTGAACCAATACTGCTGCGACTTGTGAAGCACGAGTGCCGAAATAATGGGTGGCTTTACCCATATCAACAGTTTGCTTCTCAAAATCCCACAAAAGTGGAATCAGATTCTGCAATGCTTTTTGCCAACCCACATTCTTAGGATTAAGGTCTTCAACCACCATCCCATAACGATGGAGTTCTGAGCGCAAATCAGCAGTAGGGTCAATCATCTTCAGCATCATACGCCGAAGACCAGTACCCATCGTGCTGGCTCTCAAACCGTTATCAGCGAGAGTCATCAGTGTGCCAGTCAACTCATGCAGATTCAGTCCTGCTTGGTGTCCAGCAGCACCAACATAGTTAAACGCAGTCGCCAACTTATCAATTTTCAACTTTGAGTTGTTAATCGCATTCGCAAAAACATCAGCAACACGAGTTGCTTCAACAGCATCTAATTGAAATGCACGAATAGCTGAAGTGGCGAGATCTACAACACTTTTGAAGTTCTCCATCGTACCTGTGGCAAGGTCCGAAATAGCTTGAATGGATTGCATTGACTCCTGGAGGGAGAAACCTGCCTGTCCAAGTGTCTGCACACCATCAGCGACTTCAGCAGCAGAAAATTTGGTAGACCGAGCAACATCTTTAATCGTATCCCCAAGTACCGCAGCTTTATCAGCTGAAATGTCCAAAATAGCTTGCAAGCTATAAAGTGCTTGGTCAAATCCAGAAATAACTCTGATGAACTCACGAATGGCAATGGTTAACTGTCTCACAATAAGTGCAGCAACGACAAAAGCAGCAAACTGCTTAACGCGCCTGTTGACCGCCCCCATGATGGAAGCAACCGGACCCATAACGCGATAAAATCCCTGAGCACCTTTCGCAAAACGTGATGTATTCTTATAACCATAATGAATGCGTTCACGGTATTCTTCCATCGACTCGTTCATCAGACGAGTGGAAGAAGTGCATTCTTTCAATTCACTGTTGAGTTTTTCAAGCTGCCGTTCATGGCGTGTTGTTGATTTCCCGGCTTCCCTGCGCTTCTTAATCTGTTCTTGTAGAGCATGAATGTTATCACGAACTGCTGATTCGTATGCACCAAGGTTTTTCTCAGCACGTCTAATTGCTGAACGATATGAAGACAATCGTTTTTCATCACGACCGTAGTTATCACCAAGATGCTCCATAGCCCTGGCGACTTCAGTGTTCTCTTTACGCAAAGATTCAAGTTTTTCTTCCCAAGGATCAATACTCTTAACAGCTTGCCTCATTTGTTTGGCGAGCATATCAAAAGCATCAGCATCCTCATAAGCAATACCCTTGAGTTGCTGCATCCCTTGTTCATTGAGAGCCTGAAAACCATCCTTGGTGAGTTTTATTTCTTTACGACTTGCCGCCATAGCAAGTTCAGCACGATCCATTCCATCAACAAATTCAGCCAAGTCCTCCCTGGACTCATCAAGTGCTCTCATCTTGAGTGCAGTCAGAGACTTCTCAACATCATTAACAGTTTTCGTGAAACGCTCTGCCTCTTTCTCTCCAGAACCATACTGAGCCTCAAGCCGTTCCAAGGCTTCAATGGTTTGCGCCTTACTCGCATCACCACGCTCAAAAGCCTCATACAATGAGTTCAGTTTCTTTTCGTATTTACTCAACTGTTGAGAGGCGAGTCCTAACTGCTGAACACCTTCCTCGCCCAACTGTTTTTTGAAAACATCCAGGCCCTCATCACTGAATCGCTTAAACGTGCCATTCGTAGTTTCAATTTCACCACGAAGTTTCGACAACGTAGCTTCAGCCATATCAACATTGCCTAATGAATCCGCAATATCAGT